ATTAACTTATCAGCATCAGCATCACCAAGTTTTACATAGGATGTGAAGTTTTCGCTCAACCCCTCTACTCGTCTACCAGTTAGATTACCTTTGAGACGCAACCAAGTTGCCTCGCCAACCCTATCAGCAGACCAATAAGGTTTTTCGGGGTCTAGTATTCCTTCTGGCGCTGGTGCTGGATCTATCATTTAGCGTGTTTCTTATTTTCTTCATCAATGTACTGATTAAGCATTGTAATATAAACAATTCTTTCCCAAGGAAGCATGTTCTCAAGTTCAGCTAATGAAAATTTATGATGATAAAGCAAATTAAAATTAGATTGATAATGATTAATCAAATTATCATGGAACATGCTTATCCGAAAAAATTTACCAAACCCTCAATAGTATATTCAGATTCAACTCCTGTGTTTGGATTCTTCACACTAAAACTATGCGAAAGTTTTGGCATGGTAGCAAAGAAATCTTTGATTTTTTCAAATTGTTTTGATGTCAACCCACCTAACCATTCTTCTATTTCTTTCTTTGATGTGTTTTTTGCTTCGTATACATCGTCGCCAGAAAAAATTTGATGCACTGAGTCTACAATAATATCAAATACTTCTTCCGCATTTAAATTTTTCATCATAATTTGTGTTTGAATAAACTGATCAATTCCAGGATACTTCATAATGCATCCTGAACTATCATCAAGCATAATCTTACTATTATGTTTGGAATCTTTTTGAACTTTTACATCTTCAAGATTTAAATTGTATTCTACTTGCGTTTCATTATCATCACGACATGTGATTTTCATTTTTACTTCTTCGCCAACTGACTTACCGCGAATGTTTAGGAAAATATATTCGATGTCAAATGAAGCAAGATCAAGTATTTTAATTCCTCTGGTAAGAATGCAATTTTTTACAATGTCTACAACAGCATTAGTAATTTGCTTTTCATCTTCAGACTCCATAGCCATAAGAAGAATTTTTTCTTCGCTAACTAAAAATGGTCTATATTTAATTTGTTTTCCTGTAGAAGGTAGTTCCAATTCATATGTGGGAACTGGTGGTTTTGGTAATGCCATGATTTACAATGATAAATTCGTAGAATTATTTAGTGTCAATTATCACACGCGGTCGAACACCCCTAATCCTCTGTTTTCCAGATCCATATCTCTTTCCCAAGAACTATAATAAAAATTAGCAGTGCATTTTACTAATTGTGATGAACCATATGAGAGATTAACTGCATCAACCGAGTATGGCCAAGCATTGTTTAATGTAAATTTCATTGCTTTTGCTCCAATTTCAGAATTTTTATTTCTCTCCGTTTTTTCTATAATTATTCTACATTGATATTCTTCTGGATACCGTAATTTTCTTGCTCTCTCTCCATTTGCAAGACCCACGGGAGTGGATGCAGAATATATAAATTCATTCCAATCTAATAACATTTTAAACGCTTGCATCTCAGCATCACACATGAATGAAAGTTGCATGTCATTATATATTGGAGAAGTTGGATAGTAAACTGGTCCTTGCCCCAAGTGGCGACCAGCAATACTTCCTGTTCCAAGTGATAGTCCTGGCAAAGAGACTTCATCACACATTATCATGATTCTTTCTCCCACTTTGGATGGGGAAACTGTTTCTGATCGATTTTCTAATCCATTAGCTCTACCTCTAGCTGTCAAATGCCTTTTCACTGGTGCGGTAAGAGAAAAATATACAACATAATTATTACTTTTTGCCATTCCTCTGCCATTTACAATAGCAGTCAAATATGTTCTGATTCCTTTAGCTGCCACCTATAAATACCTTGTGAAGTTATATTTATATTTATGGCGTACTCGGGATTTTATCGCCCCATAAATCCCAAAAAATACAGAGGCAATCCGATGAACATTGTTTATCGTTCTCTCTGGGAAAGAAAGTTCATGACATTTTGTGATCGTAATGCAAGTGTGATTGAATGGGGTAGTGAGGAAGTTGTGATACCTTATCGTTCTCCTTTGGATGGTAGGGTGCATAGGTATTATGTAGACTTCTATATTAAAGTGCATACAAAAACAAATGAAATCAAAAAGTATCTCATTGAAGTCAAACCAAAGAATCAGACAATACCTCCACCTCCCTCAAAGAAACAGACAAAACTTTATAAAAATAAAGTGCTAACGTTCTTGAAGAACCAAGCGAAATGGGAAGCCGCAAGTGACTGGTGTGAGGATAGACAAATGCAGTTCCTTATTCTCACCGAAGATCACTTGGGGGTATAGCACATGGCAAAAGGATTCAAAAAAGAATCAAAAAATCAAAAGAAAGGATACAAAACAATATTTGAAAGAGTGAAAGATAAAGCAGAAGGCGAACAAAAATCGTGGCAGTGGTACAGAAAAACTGTTCGCACAATGGCACTTGAGTATAAAAGAAGACCAGATAAAACTATCCTTGAGGAACGCAAAGATCGAATCGATCCAGAAGATAGTCAAGATGAAAATAGATTAAGAAGATATGCAAGACAAGGAAGATTATTTTTATTTGAGTATAAAGCAAAGATGAAACATCTTCCTTACTATGATACATTTCCACTTGTCTATGTAATCAAGGCAGAGACAGATCATTTCTTTGGTGCTAACTTACATTACATGGAGCCAAGAAAAAGAATGATTGCTATTGAAAAATTAAAAAATGATCGAATTGATATACCTCGTGCCTGCTTTCATAAATATATTTTAGACCATGTAGATGGATTTCTATTAGATCTTGCTATTGATGAATGGGATACATCTATTCTTTTACCAGTAGAACATTTTGTAAGAGAACGCAATGGCGTATTAATTCCATATAAATCATCTGATGTATGGAAAGAAACGGATGAAGATTATGGAAATAAAATTAGAGCAAAGAGAATAGTTAAAGGATATGGTAAACCAGAAGACATTAAGGACGTAACAAATGGCGACATTTAAATATCCAGCTAATATAGATGGGTCTTCAGATCATATGAGATTTAAATTTTTTAAGTATGAACCTCCAATCACAAGTCCATCCAGTAAAAGTGTCGATTATGAGAGGTCGGGCGTTGGCAAGACACCAGTTGGTAATCAAATTGTTGTAACAATGCCATCTGATATCAGTACTTCTATTAGGGGTGAATGGGGTCCAAAAGGAATGCCTGGTTTGGCGCGAGCTGCGTTAGGAACAATAGGCGGCAGTGCTAATTTTTTAAGCAAACTTGGGAGTGACAAAAAAGAAGATTTTATGACGCTACTGACGGGCGGGATCGGAAGCTTTGCTTCTGGAGTTGCTGGCGGATTGGTTGAAGATGGACTAAAAGCATTAGTTGATGCGTTTAATGCCCAGCCTGGGTTTGGCACCACCCTGTCTGCCAGTGAGGTTTTGAGTTCAGTAACAGGTAGTATTATAAATCCAAATACAGAATTATTATATGGCGGTACTGGATTAAGAGGACACGGATACAAATTTAAAATGATAGCTTTTACTCCAGGTGATGCAGATAATATGCTTAATATAGCAAAAGAATTCAAAATACGCGCCCTTCCTAAAGGAAGTGATCAAGCGGCTCTTGGTTTAAAAAATAGAAATTTTCTTGGAGTTCCAGATGTATGTCAGGTAAGTTTCCATGTACCTGGAGGAGACGAAAATCAATATCTACCAAGATATAAACTATCTGCTATCAAATCCGTAAATGTAGATTATATAACAGAAGGTCAGTATTTGTCATATGGTGATGATAAACCAATTGGCATAGAAATATCTCTTGAGTTTATGGAATTGAAACTGCTATTCAGTGAACAAATGGACGGATCCAACAGCTACAGGTAAGAAAAAATGGGATACTTTAATCGTTTACCAAACATAGAATACGACAAAAAACCATTAACGTTTCCATATTCAGAAACAGAATATATTCTTGTAAAAAATTTCTTTAGAAAATATAAAATTTCTGAATCGTCGTTTAATTTTAATACAGTATTCAACAAGTATGCTTTGCTGGATAATGAGCGTTTAGATCAAGTATCATTAAAATTTTATAAGGATACAAATTTTGATTGGATTATAGCACTAACTAATAATGTGATAAATGTATACCACGATTTACCAAAACCACTGGCAGTTCTGTATGATATGGTCAATGAATCTTATCGTGGTGCAGCTGGCAATCAATCCATTAATCCTGCAGACAGAATACATCACTATGAAACAAAGGAAGTAAAAGATAGTGTAGGTAAAATTGTATTACGTGCAGGAATAAAAGTTGAATCAACATTTTCCAATAGTCCTGTTATTCCATCAGATGGGAAATTTTATTACTATGATAGTGGCACAAGAGTAACAGTAAGTGTAGCAGGAACAAGTGTGATTACTCCCGTAACCAACTACCAACATGAAGAAAAATTGAATGAAAATAAAAGAGAAATTTATGTATTAAAACCAAGATTTATACAAGAATTTATTTCTCAATTTGAATCTGGTATGCCATATTCTAATTCTTCATCTTATATTGACAAAACTACAAAAAAATCAGGCATTTAAACTTTTTATATAAAAAAAATGGGCGGAATTTTTTTCCGCCCTTTATGTTTTTGACTATGGGTTTTGGTTTCAGTCTTCTTCAGCCAAGCGGGCGAAGTAACTAAGGGCATCGTCCTCATCCTGACCCACAGCAGCAACAGCAACCTTAGGCAGGGCGGGTTCACGACGAGCAACAGGAGCAACAAACTCCTCATCCTCATCCTCATCCATCACACGAGTTACTTGAGCAGCACGAGCGGATGCAGGGGTCTGAGTGATGCCAAGCACCAGATTCAAACGCTCCTCAAGTTCTTCATAGGACTTGAAGTTATCAGGAGAAACAAACTGCTGAAGAGAATGTGCCTGATGCCAGATGGATTCCAGCTTGGAATCATCAGCGGCAAGTGCAGTAGGTGCAGCAAACTCAGACTTATCGTAATTCCAATAACCAGCAACGTTGGTGATCTTCAGTTTGAAGTTGGCGCCTTCCCACAAATCAAAAGGATTCACAGGAGACTCATCTTCAAACTCAGGTTGCATGGCGGCAGTAATCTTATCAAAGATTTTCTTACCGAACTTGTACAGGAATACTTTACCTTCATTATCAGGGTTTGCTTTGTCGCTTACCACATAGATGTTGGCATAGTAAGTCAGCTTACGCTTCTGCTTACGAGCAGTTTCTTTATCAACATCACGACCGCTGTTCCACAGACGACGATTGACTTCACCAACAGGATCTTTCTGACCAAGAGTAGACAGAGAGTTTTCGATGTACCAACCACCATCACCTTGGAAGGCATGGGAGTAGAGTTTTACAAACGGAATGTCTTCTCCATCAGGTGCAGGAAGAAAACGAATAACAGCGAACCCGTTACCAGCGGCGTCAACACTGGGCTTCCAGAAGCGTTCATCACTGGTGGAAGTAGAGTTTGCTTTCTCAAGTTCCTTCGTCAAAGAAGCAAAGGAGTTTTGAGATTTACGCTTAAGATCAGCGAAAGACATAGGATTACCTCGGATTAGTTTAGATTTATTTTATGTGACACCGTATCACATATACATGATAGCACAGGCAGGTGGCGGTGTCAACCATCTGCCATGATTTCTTTTTCAAATTGCTCTAACTTGGAGAGCATCTCTCGCATTAGCGAGAGCACGTCTTGTGTCTCCCACCAACCGTATAGCATCTTAGCACCCTGCTCGATTTGCTCACACATATCAACTGCTCTGGGATCGTCTGAAAGCTTTAGGCGGGTGTAAAAGATCTGTTGTTTTTCAATGAGATTTCTCACCGTATAAATGTAATTAAGTTGCTCTTCTTTCTTTCCCCCATTCATTATACCAGAAAGGGTCAGCTCCATAGCTTCCATTTGAAGACGCTCCATTTCTTTCGCTTCTTCTCTTACAATATCGGAATCAAAAAAGTCAGTCATATTAACATTAGTTTGGCGCGAGATGTTTTCTTGATGAAGTTCAATTGTTGAGCTTCATGTCTTAATTTTTCTTTCAGTGGTTTTGAAATCAACTTGGGAACGGTCTCCAATTCGATATCGTTTGTATCACAATAATGAATGATAGCATCAATATAACTCATAGAATCACTGTTCACAAGGGTCTCTACCTCAGTAGAAAATCTTGCAACTGTCATAAATTTATCCTCAAAAATATTATCCTCCATAGATCTCCTGGTAGATTGAACGTAGTTCTATAAAGCGATCCAGGTAATTTTTTTCTGGTTTTTTAATAACAACTTGCGTGTTACCATCTTCACATGCAATGATAGTAACAAGTTGTTGAATGCGTGTTTTATATAATTCATAAAACATACATCCGTATATGGTTTCTTGAATATAATAATCTTCCATCCATTCTTCGCGCTTCTCTTCCGCTGAGGTTTTGAAGTCAATGACAGATGGAATACCATCAAACTCACCAATACAATCAACTCGCCCTGCTACTTCCAGGTGATCTGAATATAATGCTGCTTCTTGCAGATACACTTTCGTGATTCTATTTAGGGTTGGAACAGCATGTTTAAACATCATAAGGGGGAGGGGATACCCTTTGAAGTTGTCCTCATTATAGCAGTTATTGAGCAAATCTTCAACCATCTTGTGAAAGTTCGTGCCACGAGTTGCAGCACGGGTTGAGATTCGCTGTGCTTTATCATAACCAACACGCTGCTTCCACTCATTGAGTTTCTTTTTCTTCTTCGGGCACACCCCAAGAACAGTTGTGATGGATGGATACTTCCCACCAGATGGCGTAGGATAAAGCCTACGACCTTCTACCATAATGGGATCCAATTCAATGGGAGTGAATGACGAAGAATGTATAAACATTATAAACCTAAATTAATTTTACTGATAATGTAACTACGAACTAAACCAGAACGAACAATGTCTGCTACACCAAACTCAATAGATTCAAATTCTTCCATTGTACCAATGATTTTTTGAAAGTCAAGAATCCCATTACGTTCGTTGGTGCGAATCAAATCCGTTTGTTGAACATCGCCACAGAACATGATCTTACAATCCTGACCAACACGAGTGATGATTGAATCAAGCTCATGGAAGTTAAGGTTCTGCATTTCATCTACAAGAATAATACAGTTATCCATGGTGGTGCCACGTAAGAATGATGTAGACCAAAAGCTAATCGTTCCTTGTGTTTTTAAATGACCATAGAGAAATTCGAACTCTTCTTCAGTAGGGAGTTCGAACATATACTTTACCATATTCTTATATGGAATTTGGTATAGCGATGATTTATCTTCGTGATCACCAGGAAGAAATCCAATTTCTCGTGTTGCTACAAGAGATCTAACAATATATACCTTTTCATATGGCGTGTATTCATTTAACACATCCTTAAGTGCAAGATATAATGCAACAAATGTTTTGCCAGTGCCTGCAGCACCATAAGCAAACAAATGTTTATTGTTTTCCCACGCCTCAAACATCTTACGTTGTGATTCTGTAAGTGGTTCAATATCTTTTGCAAAGATATCGTTATTAATTGGTTTCTTACGTTTCATTTGCTTGATGCTCATTCCAGATGGAACAGCTTGCTTAGTCTTACGATTTCTTATAGGCATGATTACAGACGATTAATACGAGAACCAGGAGTATCAGCAGCACGATTGATAATGTGTTTCCAATCGCTGGTGGTTTTATTTTGCCAGTTTCCTATTTCAGATACGGCATGAAGTATTGTAGGCACTTGAGTGATATGAGGATTGGCAGCAAGATAAGGCTCTCTGTCTGCCATATACATCCACTTTTCAAACTCTTCGCCTGTATTATTATCTTTGAATTTGTAAGTTGGCATCTTTAATAAACCATGTAGGAATCGTGGCAGGAGACTTCCATTTTGCAAACGCAACTTTGTCTCCAATATAATAGTTGCGGTATGACTGGATGCTATCTCCAGGTAT